CTAAGGCTTGAACATTTACCCTGGGAATTCAATATTTTACCCAGGGTTCGCCTTGATTCGTATGTTAGGTTCGCTCGTGCTCTCATCACGAAAGTGATTGGAGTGATGCCTCCCGACATGGATGAGTTTTGCTCATTCAGTGGGGGGGCAACGACGAGTCGTGTACGACTCCTCAGTTATCCTGCGGAGAAGTACGTTGGTAGAGCTGACATAACTGTAGACTGTCTACCTGAATTCGAAATGATCTTAGATCACAACGAATTCTGGAAGAATAGTCCAAATCCTCTATCCATGAATTTGGTTAAAGGAAACGTTATGTTCACGGTGCCGAAAAACTCGCATATAGATCGTGTGGCTTGTAAAGAGCCAGACCTCAATATGTTCGTGCAGAAAGGAGTAGGTTCTTTCATTAGACGGCGTTTACGTCGTTTTGGAATTAACCTAAACGACCAATCCGTTAATCGCGGTTTGGCTCAAGAGGGTAGCAGGACTAACAATCTTGCTACTCTCGACCTTTCCTCCGCAAGCGATAGCGTCACCACTGGACTTTGTGAGCTTTTGCTCCCAACCCTCTGGTATAGCTATTTAATGCGGATCCGTTCACCATATACTTTCGTAGATGATGAATGGCACGTTAACGAGATGATGTCCTCTATGGGTAATGGTTTTACTTTTGAACTTGAAAGTTTAATCTTTTACGTTCTCAGTCGGACCACTGCCTATTTTACGGGGACATCTGGTGTCATATCCGTGTATGGTGACGATATCATTGTTCCATCTTCGATGGCCAATGACCTTATATCTATTTTACAGATATTTGGCTTCGACACCAATGATAAGAAGACCTTCGTAGACGGTCCCTTCAGGGAAAGCTGCGGTGGTCATTATCATAACGGAGTTGACATAACCCCATTTTATATCAGGAAACCTATCAAAAGATTAACAGATATTATCCTGTTGGGTAATATGATTCGTCGGTGGTCTACCCGTCAAACGGGTACGATTCTCGATTTAATCCTCGAATCAGAATTCTCTGAATTCTGGCGCGAGCTATCATCTTTTGTTCCTGAGACTTTTTGGGGTGGACGCGACGTTATGTCGAATGAGGCGTTAGTTACTCCTCATTTGCCTCGGATGAGGCTTTGCGGCATAACATCACCCACAAGCATTCTGCATTGGGGTGATTACGCGTTTTTCTTACATGTGCGTGGTCGATCAGATGGACGCTTACGCGCCACTGGTCGATACAGGCCTAGTAAGAACCGGGTAATACCGTGGTCTATCCCTACTTTCGAGTGGGAATAGAACCAACAACCCAGGCCATACGGCATGGATCCGGTCTAATCCGGTGGGAGTCTTCTAAAGGAA